CAGAAGTGGCACATGTCGTTAGACGAGAGAATCGATGAAACGATATACTTGTCTGCGACAGACTTTCTGCCGACGGTAACGCCGGCAGCGAGCCCCCTCGACCTTAGGTCGAGATTGTGTTTCGTCCCTAAAGATCTCACAAAAGAACGTGTGATCTGTATGGAGGCGAAGGAGATGATGTTCGCTCAGCAAGGACTTGCAAAAGTCCTAACTGACGTTATGTCGTCTTCTATCTTCTGCAATCGTAGCATTGATCTCGGAGATCAGTCAAAAAACTTCTATGCCTCACGGCATGAGTTAAATTCGACTATCGATCTCTCTGATGCTAGTGATTTGCTCAGCATCCAGCTGTGCAAGTTACTCCTGCCGAAGCAGGCGTTTGATCTTTTCACCCGTTACCGTGCGTCAAGAATAGAACTTGACAACGGTGATATTCTCCAGCCGTATACGGCAATGGCGACGATGGGGAACGCACTCTGCTTTCCTCTTGAATCGCTCATGTTCTGGTCTCTCTCATTGGCAGCTATGCTCAATGAAGAGGTCAGACTGGGGACGTATCGTAGCGTTGCTGAGGTAGTTTGGGTGTTGAATAATAACCCAATACCTCTTATCCGCCGGTACTCACAAATGATCAAAGTATATGGGGATGACATTATAGTCCCCTCCCACTACTTTCCATACGTCACGGGTGCATTAGAGGTTGCCGGACTAGTAATCAACCAGAATAAATCGTGCAACAGCTATAAAACTCCTATTAGGGAGAGCTGTGGCGCGTACTGGTGGTTTGGAACGGATGTTCGTATAGTCCGTTTCAAATGGTCGGGTTGTTCGAACGCGCTTGAGTTCATTTCCCTGGTCGATAACTGTCTCGACCTAAATGAGTTCGGTTTTACAAACTCAGCTCAGGAGTTGGCTCGTATCGCGAATTCGTTCGCGCCGTACCCTTTCACGGTGGAGTCCCTCCGCCGTGGTTTAAGGGATGGTTGGGCTGTCTGGAATCGCAGTGGTAAGGACCACACGGTTCTGCAAGACATCCAGGTACGTGTTCCCCGTGTTGTAAAACAGGGGAAACCAAGCTACTTGCCTGGTGAAGTGGGGATTTACGCCTACTTTACTAAGCAGGCTACACGACCGCTCTCCTATGCGGACGCGCTAAGCGTGAAATGGGAGTGGGTCCCGTCGACGTCGCTAAGACGTTTCTAGGGACCAGAGGGGTCCCCCTTGCGGCTTTGTAACCCGCTCGGGGGTTGGCTTCGGCCGGCGCTGCTTTTCCCGTGGTGCTTCTCCTCTGTTGGAG